ATAGCACCTGTTGAATCTAGCTCAGTAGTATTAAACTCAACAAATGGCATTGAGATGCCAATGGAAATGATTAGTGTAAAAGAATCTAAAGCAGGTAGTTTTGTACAAGTTGTTCCAGAATACAAAAGATTAAAGAACCGCTATCAGTTGATGTGGGATCAAAAAGATTGTGTAGAATATTTAAAAACTGCGGCAGTACTGGCAGCATACATCGACCAATCGATTAGTACTAACACATTCTATAACCCTGCATTCTTTGATAAAGGTAAAGTACCCGGTACATTGATTAGCAAGAACTTAATGCTTGCTTATAAGTGGGGTATTAAAACGGTATACTACAGCTTGATTAACAAAATGGGTTCAAAGGCTGCTCTATCTGAAGAAAATAATGTAATACCCTTCATTAAATTAGATGCAATTGAAGATGAAGAATATTGCGAAAGTTGCGTTCTATAAAGGAAAAACATGAAAAAACTATTATTAATCTTATCACTTTTTATATTCGGTAATGCACAAGCACAAGAAATTGCATTGTGTAACGGTAAGTATGCACTATGTGCAGCCTCTACTTGTAAAACTACTGGAAAAACTATTACAACCAATGACGGACAAGTATGGCCTGAAGTAAGTTGTACATGTCCTGTACTTGAAGGTTTGGCTATTGCTGATTTGACAGGTGGAAATATGAAGGGTAGTTGTGCCGCCCCTGATGCTAACAGCGTATGGAGTTTGTTTGCACCTAAAGTATTCTATCCACAAGAAGCAAGTAACTTTGTACAAAAGCCAAAGAGTGCAACTAGAGCCACTGTTCAATCATGTCCTGGAGAGTTAGCAGCCGGTAGCACAAATTGCTGGAGTATGGTATGTACATATGATAAAACTATCAATGGAACACAAACAGCTAGTTGCAAATGCCCAATCAATCAAATTCAAAAAGGAGTTGATTTCTTAACTGAAGCAGGACAGGGAGATCCAAAAGCATGTGCGAAACACCCCGTAGCAGCACCTAATGTTTTTGAAAATAAAATACAAACAAAAGGTAAAAAATGAGCACCAGTCAATATAATTTAACAACAAAGACAGACTATCTGTCACGTAAGATGTTTTTGGACCCAGCCGGCCCAGTTACAGTACAGAGATTCGAAGAAGTAAAGTATCCTAAATTACAAAAGTATGAAGAAACAGCACGTGGTTTCTTTTGGGTACCGGAAGAGATTAGTCTGACAAAAGATAAAATTGACCATAAGGAATCAAGTGATGCCATTAAACATATTTTTACTTCAAATCTGTTACGTCAAACGGCACTTGATAGCATTCAAGGTAGAGCCCCAAGCCAAGTATTCGGTCCTGTGTGTAGTATCCCGGAACTCGAAGCGTTAACTCTTACTTGGGGATTCTTTGAAACAAGCATTCATAGTAAGAGTTATAGCCACATCATTCGTAATGTATACGGAGTGCCTAAAGAAGAATTTAATAAGATACATGATACTACAGAGATTGTGGGAATGGCAGCTAACATAGGTCGTCACTATGAAGCACTACATCAACTTAACTGTAAGAAAGAATTAGGGATAGAAGTAGACCTACACGAACATAAAAAAGCTATTTGGATGGCTCTACATGCAAGTTATGCATTAGAAGCATTACGCTTTATGGTTAGTTTTGCAACAAGTCTTGCTATGGTAGAGAACAAGATTTACATTGGTAACGGAAACATTATCTCTTTGATCCTGCAAGATGAGTTGCTTCACTCAGAATGGACAGCATGGTTAATTAATAATGTTACAAAAGACGATAACGAGTTTGTACAAATTTCAAATGAAATGCAAAAAGAAGTATATAGTTTATATATGGAAGTCATCAGAGAAGAAAAAGAATGGGCAACATACTTATTCAGTAAAGGTGTAGTCATTGGGTTGAATGCAGAAATCTTACAAGACTTTGTAGACCATACTGCATTTATTAAACTAAAAGAAATAGGTATTAAGTATGCGGAGAATCATCCTAGGTCTAGTCCTATTCCATGGTTCAACAAGCACGTAAACATTAACAAGAAACAAACAGCGTTACAAGAAAACGAATCTACTAACTACGTTATTGGCGTTATGTCAGATGTAGTTAACTATGAGGAGTTACCAGTACTGTGATAGAAAAAGATATTAGAAAACAATTAAACATGATTAATGAATCTATGCAAATTAATGAAGATCCAGTCACAAAATTTGCTAGTTTAGCGCATGAAGAATGGCGTAAGAATTATGATCCTACCGGTACAAAGCCTAGAATTAAAAAGAATAGTGATGGTACTGAAGGTGATATCAATCAATCGTTTAACAAAATTCATCCTGATTGGCAGAAAGAAAACTTAGCTGCCGGTCAAGCCGCATTAGAAGCAGTTAAACAGTTTCCTAATGATGAAGAACAAGCTAGCGAATATATACATATTCAATGGATGAGACGTAATCCCAAACAAGATTACAATGCCGCACAACATGTACCTTATGAACAACTTCCTGAAGAAGAAAAAGAAAAAGATAGGGTACACGTAAGAACAATGAAAAAACTATTAGGACAACAATAAAGGAGAAAAGGTATGTTAGAAACATTATTTTATATAGTAGTAGGTGCATTTATAGGTTGGAACTTCTCTCAACCACAATACGCAAAAGACATTCAAACAAAATACTTACAAAAGTATATTGATAAACTAAAAGCAATATTATTCTTTTGGAAATAAGAGGTAATATGAAAGCAATCGTATGGAGTAAATACCACTGCCCTTATTGCGATCAAGCAAAGGCATTATTAAAACAAAAAGGCATCGAATTTGAAGAAAAGAAGATCGGTGACGGATACACTAAAGAAGAATTATTAGAAGCAGTGCCAACTGCTCGTACAGTACCACAAATCTTCTTAGATGGAGAATTGATCGGTGGATTCACCGAACTTAAACAAAAACTAATAGAAAGCAATTAATGCAAATAACACTAAAACAAAATCAAGTATATACATTTAAACTTAACTCAGGAGAAGAACTTATCGCTAAAGTTATCCAATCCGGTGGAGACTTTATTGAAATTGAAGAACCAGTCTCTATTGCACCTATGCAACAGGGTATGCAAATGATTCCTAGCGTATTTACTGCAGAACCGAAGGGTGAATTCAGACTAAATACTAATAACGTTACAATGTATGCTGAGACTGAAGATAGCATTAAGATGAAATACATTGAAGCAACAACAGGAATTAAGATTCCTGATAAAAAACTAATATTAGGTTAATATGGCAAAATTGAGTAGGGTAGGTGATCAGAATCAAGCAGGTGGAGGTATCGTCAGAGGTGCTTCTACTGTATTTGCTAATGGTATCAAAGTAGGACTACACGTTAGTACTATGACACCCCACTCACCATGGGGTCGATCACACCCTCCTCATAGAGCCGCAACTACTACATCAGGTAGCCCAACAGTATTCTGTGAAGGCTCACCTGTACTCAGAGTGGGGTCAGGAAATAGTTGCGGTCATAGTATCGTAAAAGGTAGTCCTGATGTATTCGTCCCATGAGTCTAGCAGGTAAACAAACTCCACTGAGTCTTAATGTTTTAAGCTCATTAATGCAAAGCATAGGATTCAAGCAGGGTCAGTATAGCTCTGACTATGCCGGTGGTTATACACCACCTACTACATATAGTTATGGAAGTATAGTTGGTGCAACTTGCTTGCTAAATCTTATGCTCTCAGCAATATATGCACAGGGCAAAATTGGATCAGGTATAACTCAAGGTACATATGATAATCTAATCAGTATAGGTGCAGGATCTATACGTGCATTAGGTAATACCCCACCAACTACTTACACTACATCAATATCTACTACTCATAATAAGTTTGGATTTATTGCACAATTAGCTATTCAAGCATATAACGAACTACACCCAAATGGTGGAACATATGCTGACTTTGTTAATAGCTATATGGTATGTCATAACTATGTAAACAGCAACAATGATGTTATTAGTAGCATGGTCAATAGCGCAGACTTCTTAAAAGGCGCATATAGTAACATGGATGATCTGGTAACCGGAGACGTTACCGGTGTCAGTCTATCTACAATATATTGGGGACAGGATCTAATTAACTTAGGTCGTGCTTTAGACTTAAAGAAAATAGCAACGTTTGGTAACCCGGCTGACTTGCTACTAACTCTACAAGCTAATAACGCATTCACTAAAGCTGTATCATTGGCTTTACTAGCTACAGGACTAACCTCTCCTGAAATATTAAGTATTCTAACAGCTACTACACCCGCTACTATAGAACAACAAAAGAAAATCTATACAGCATATAAGATTATAATGGGTACTGACTTAGAAAATGTATTGATACCTTTAAACTGTCAAACAAAAGGATTAAACACTCTTGCAGATTTGTTAAACCCTATTAAGATATTCCCCAACAGTTACTCAACATTGACCGTACCTAAATACAACTCAATAGATTTACCTACTAATAGTAAAACATACTATTTGATATATGAAGGCACTGGAGTAAACAGTCAATTACTATCATATGGCACAAGATTAAACAATGTTATTCCTAGTGATATAGCAGCCGCCTGTGATGCGTTTAGTACAACGATACAACAGATTAAAAATATTGCTTCAATGGACGTACAAAAATTAGCACAAGTTGTAGCTAATATGGAAACATTGAAAGACTTGAATCTTAATAATACTGATGTACCAACAAATCAAACACTTGTAGCACCTGCATTAGCACAAATAGCAAATGGATCAGGTGATAGTGGTACGTATACTATGTATGACTTCTTTGGTGCATTAGTGGGTAATGCATACAAATTAGATGAGATACAAACATATATTCTTAAACTACAATCATCTAACCTAACAACAATATATGCTAACATTAATAGTTTATTATTAACTGCAGGTCCATATACAGCATTACAAGGTTTAATAAATGATGCAAATACAGAAGTAGCCGCTATCATGACTAATAACCCAACTGATGCCGCATACTTGAATACATTATGGAACGATCTAGGAACACAACTTCAAAAAGAAATTGATCTTAGAAGCGACACTATATCAGTGGATACAGTGGGCGCATTAGCTGATATCTACAGTTTTGTAGATATGATTAACCAATATGCAACAGAAACTCAAGCAGAAATGAGTGTTGATGTATTGGAAAAAATCTCTGACATTACTACCGTTGGTGGTAGAAGTATCATAGGATTAATGCGAGAAATTCGCAACGCACAACGTATTATGTTAGCCGGCGGCATATTAGATAATGATATTGACAATAAGCTATCGATTACGTTTGTAAACAATTTGGGTATACCAAAATTGACAGGGGTAGCTATACCGGGAAGTTTAGCTGGTAGCCCTGAAACTAACTTAATACCCGAAAATCTTGATGTGTATACATATGCTCCAACTACTGTGATACCATCAATCTATACACCTTTAGAAGCAATCGATGATGTTATTAGATGTAACTGCGACTGCTGGGATAACCTATAAATTCGGTTAAACTAAGGTTGTGTACTTATCACATATAGTGTATACTATATGAACGAAAGGAA